AGAAGAACCGTTGTCATAAGCCTGTATATTAGACTTATTTGTTAGTTGTAATTGAGTTAATGAATTACCAAATACAGTAAAATTATTAGCTCCTTTTGTGAAAACATCTTCAAATTGTAGATAATAATAAACACCATCTTCTAAATTAGTAGATGTAATAGTTACATTACCTGTTAATGTTCCAGTATCCCCTGAAGCAATTCTAATAATATATTTATTTACCCCTGGGGTATAACTATTATTTAATACATAGTTACCTCCAGTGTCATCTATATCTATATAATTTATATTACTTTTTGTTGGCATTTTCTATTGTTTAAAATGTTCTACTCTAAGTACTCCGCTATTAATTGCTGTTCCTGATGCAACAACTGCTAAGTTACCATAAGATATAATATCTTGATCTAAATTCAAATTAAGGGTTGCTGTGTTTACAGGTGATGTGTCTATATTACCATTTGGAAATACAGATTTTGTGTAGTAACTTATACTATTTGCTGATATTCTAGTTACATATATTTCCCATACTGCACTTAAAGATGAAGCACTACTCCAAACTGCTGTTATAAGTGTAACTCCTCCAATTGTTATAGAACCTGAAACACTATAAGAAGTAGAACTTGAGGGTGTCCAATAATTTGCTGTTATTTTTATATAATCCCCATTATTAGATAGTGTTGAAGAGGGTAATGTATATGTTTTTAAAGCTGTCGGGGTTGTAGTTGTATTTTGATCAACATCAACCTTATTAAATAATAGATAATATTTGTTAGTATCTATAAATGGAACTATATCAGTGGAAGCATCAGTGTAGGTAATTGTCATTGTACCATTACCATTATCCACTATGCTACTTATTCCCTTACCATCAGCACCATCTGCTCCTGCTGCACCTGTAGCCCCAGTAGCTCCAGTAGCTCCTGTTGGTCCAGTAGATCCTGATGCATCATCAATAAGCTCACATAACTTAGCTAAAGTATCTTTCAATGTTGTATCTAATGATGTACCTGCTGGTATAGTTTTTACACCACAGACATCTAAAGATTTAGATATTGTAACACATTTATCAGATACAATTGATGGACAACCTAAGCTCCCACAATTACAACCAGTAGAACTAGTTTCACATTTATTACAACTCATCCTGTTCTATTTTGGGTAGGTTCTGTAATTTATTAAGTAAAGTTATTACCTGCTGTGTTGTTGCTGCCTCTTGTTTGGCATTAAGTATTATAACCTTAATATCATTAATTGTTTGTTGGTCAATTTCAAATTTCATATTATACTACGTTGGTTATTATTCCTTTAGTTACTGTTACTGTATCACCATCTCCATTTGTGAATGTACCACTCCACCCATTATTACTATCTATAATTAAATTATCTTTGGTAACTCTAAGGGTAGTCATATCAATACCATCGGTTACTTCTAGTTTAGTATCAATAGCAGTAGTTATAGAAGAACCATACGCTGTGGCTGTACTACTAACTTTAGCTGAAGCAATTCCAGAGTTTACCCCAAAAGTTGAAACAGCACTAGTATCATCAAATACTATTGCTGCTAAATTTTTAGAGGCATAAACTATGGATTGTTGTGTAGCTGCTGTACCATATCTTAGTATAGCCATATCAGCTGTAAGAGGTGCTGATACACCTGATAAAGATGTTAATGTATATTCATCATTTACTATTTCAATCTGTTCATTTAAAGTGGGGGTAGTATTGTTTCCAAAAGTACCATTAACATCAAGAAAATGTTGAGGTATATTAGTGCCGATACCAACTTTGTCGGTAAGGGTACTTGGAAATATAAAACCACTTCCTGAATTTCTATCCCAAAATGTAGACGGAGTTAGTGTAGATAGATCAACATCAATTTCAGTAGCATCATTAAGGGTAAGTGTTAAAGTTGAACCATCTAATGCAGCAGATTCAAGAAAGACATCTACATTGATTTTACTGTCTATATCAGTTAATACATCTGTTAGATTATCACAAGCTGAACTTCCTATATTAGTATATGCACTAGTAACTTTCACACATTGCGCTCCAATAATTTCATCACATGGTAAACTAATTGAACCGTCACATAATGTTTCCTCACACCCAGCTATAACTACTTCTTCACAATTCTTACAACTCATAATGCACAAATTTTATTTATCATTAATTGGATGAGGTCTGTTAAATTCGTTACTGAAATAGGTTCTCCGCATGGGTCTAAAGGTCCTAAACAACTATAGTCTAAGTCAGCTATGTCTACGTTGTCAATACCATCTACAACGGTCTTTAAAGCACATAATTCAGTTGTTAATTTATTAAGTACATCAACTGGTTTTATATCTGCATCTGCTATTGGTGAATAATCTAGGCAACCTTTGTCATATAAACTCATATCAACATAAGATGCGTTTACAAGGGTATAAAGGTCTGATATAACAGAATCTAAATCCTTACAAGTTTCATTGGATAAGCTTGATATTTCTGGAAAATCCTGCTCAACAAAAACACATGGTGCAAATAAAGTTTGCCCACATGAATTACTATATTTATAATTATTACAACCCATTACTAGCGTATTTTGTTATTTTTTCTAAGGTACTCTCACATAAAGAAAAATCACAATCCATATCAGCACACAACATAAATCTCATAGCATCAATTATTACATACTTTGTTAAATTAGGATAATATGGTTTATCAAACATATACCTATGCAAAATTTTAGTTGAATTATCTGAAAGCCATTTATCCACTGCTTTTCTTGTAGTTGACTCGGAATTAGTAAATTGTTGAAGAGTATCCATTATTATTTCCTTTTATTTTACTGCAATCACAATTTTCTAAATCTTCCACTATTTCAAATGCTTGCTCATATTTTTTACCAGCATCCTGTAAATTACCAAATAAAATATCAGCTTTTGCTCCTTTCAATAACATTTCAGCTTCTATAATTTGATTAACACAGTTAGTATTAGGATTACACCCCAATCCCACATCAACTAATAACTTGTTTAATTTAAGCTCCAAATTTACTGTTCGTAGGTAATGATTTTCTAAAAAGAATTTATTACCTTCACAAACATAAACTTTTAAGCAATAAATACCATCAGGTAAAGATATTAAGTCATCCTCACATAAAGCTTCACATCCATAACCTAAATTAGAGGAGTTAAATACATTTACCTTTTCTTTTTGATAGGGTAAAGTTTTAGCTGTTTTAGACCCTGGTAAAGTTATATCTATGTATGTTGGCTCTTCAATTAGATGTGCCCATGTAGAGGTATCTGCAATAATTAAAACTCTACTATCATAAGATGGAAATACTTGATAACTTAGATTTGGTTTCATTACTTAATTATTGCGATTAATACAATTGTTTCTATTACTAAAATTCCAACGGTTACTAAAGCTGAAGTTCTCCAAAACTTAGAAACTTTAAATTGTCTAGCAAGTTGCTTTTCTGTCCTTTCAGTGTAATCTTTGAAATTGCGCTTTAAATCAATTATTTCAGTGTGCATTTGATCTGTAACACGTTGAAAATCTTCTACCTGCATTATATAAACAGTTATTTCATTTTCTAATTTTTTGTATGAAACAGATAAAGAATCTACTATTAACTCACTTATTTCTAATTTTCTTCCTATTTTTACTAACTCCCTATAATCCTCAGGCTCAAACATAACATAAGGCTTACCTTTAATTGTGTACTTATATGCTGTCAACTTCTCCACTAAATTCTGGGAGTCTTGACAGTAAAGTATCGATATGGACATTGTTAATATAAGTAAGGTTAGAATCGTTTTCATAATGGTTGGTTGTTATTAAATTTTTATAATCTGTCAAGAGAACCTTAATATGTTTTTTAGAGGAATCTAAGTCTACATTTATAGTATCAGATAAGCTTTTTAGTATATTAAGTTTTTGTAAAGTTATCTCTACTTTTTCAAGACTTTCTTTTCTCTTTTTAGTTTTTTTATTTTCATATATATTAAAACTTACTACACCAATAACAGTAAAAATTAGTAGTATGGATAGTATAAATAAACCCTTTTTAAACCAATCCTCTTGTGTTATAACAATGATTTTATCTTTTACATCTTGTGGTTTCATTACAGTAATTTTTGAACTACATTAACAACTTGCCTTATATCATCGTTATCATCAAAAGAAAGTTCTTGTCCTTTTTCTGTATCAACTGCTAAAAAAACATAAGAAAAAGAAGTTTCAGATGTAATAGCTTTTACAGAATACCAATGTGTCTTATAAAGATTTAATGCCATTAACATTGTACCTAATAAACCATGTTCCTTTAAATCATCAACAGTTGCTTCAGTATAATCATTAGTATAAACATTTTGAACCATTTGCATAAATTCACTGTTTATAGCTTGTTTATCAAAAGTGTGAGTAAGTTCAGTTGGGTGTATAATAGTCCCATATAGATTTCCTTCGGGTTTTACAATGCTGCCTCCATTTGTTATAACAACTAAGTAAGCCCTTTTTATAGTTGGTCTATTTTGAAGAGATTTTGTAAGTACATCCATATGAATTTTTGCAGATACTACTTTTTCAAAATCTACTTTATATTTTAAAAATGGGATCCACACACTTAACTTCTCCCTGAAAAAACTAAAATTATGACTAACTAAACCTGTTAAAGCCACTGTTATTGCTACAAAAGCCCCTACAAATAATTCTGTCATGGTTTTGATTTATTTTCTTTCATTGACTCTAAATACTTAGTTACCTCCTGTCTCTTATGTAGGTACTGTGGTGTAAAAGCTCCTGTAAGAAGTATCATATTACTAGTAAGTGCAAAAGTGGATAAATCTAATATGCTGTCTGCTGGGTTATTATACTTTATCATACCAATATAACCTAACAATATAGTATTAAAAAAGAAAAAGAACCAAAGAAGATACCATGATTTCTTTCTTGTACTACTCTTTACCCCACTTTCTTCTTCTAAAAAATCTATTTTATTTTCCATATTCTATTGTTTTACAACTGTTATTTTACCTCCAACAGCACTAAGATCATCATCGTTTGCCGTATTCATTACAACTACTTGCAATACGTCACCTTTATTAAGGTAGTCAATATCTATATAGCCAAGTTGAATTATACGATTATTAAATAACTCCTGATACCCAGTACAAGTACAAGCTAAAGAACCATTAAGGTAAACACCTAACCTGATTATACTACTACTAGAACCATCAACAGATAATTGAGCGTTAATACTATAGTAACCCGAAACCCCAATGATCAAGCTATCATTACTATATGTTACATCGTTTAAATCTACTGCTGAACTTGCCCATAGGTCATTATTTCCATTAGTAACTACCTTCCATACATTTTGAGTTAGTGCCTGGGTAGATAAAGAGTCCCCAAACCCCATCTCTCCTCCAATAAAACCTGTAAAAATAGCATTACTGGTACCTCTTACAACATACACTTTACCATTCTTATGCTCAAAATCTATATATTGACCACTACTTGCGATCACTTCACTAACCCCAAATGGCAAAATAATATCAGCGGAGGCACTAAGCTCATTTAATTTAATAGTATCAGATGCTGATGATGCATATACTCTAAAGTGAACAGGTGCTGCCACCAAGTTTTTGAACGCATTAATAGTAACTACCCCATCTTGCCAATTAAAGTTTCCAACCCAGTGGAATAAACTATCAAGCATAAAATCAACCGTGTCTGCCGTCATGATAAGACGTTCAGTTTTTGTTGACCTTTGTGTCGTAACATACTGATTTGGTTGTTCGTTATTATAGTAAAGAACTGGACCCCCTGTGCCCGCAAGTGAAAAATAGCTATCGCGCACATTAGCTGCACTGTCTAAGCTAAGTCGAAGGTTGTAAAAATGTCCATTTACAGCCGTTACACTGTCCGCTCCATAAACTTCCACCCTGTGCCAATGTGCATTCCCATAGTTTCCTGTTCCTGATAATCTTAATGTAGATTGGTTTTCAATTTCACCGGGTGATAATATTACATCATCCTCAAAAAGGCAATCTGAAACATTCCTAAAAATTGTTCCTTCAATAAAAGCATCATCAGTTGCCACTACTTGTGCGCCTGTGTACATGCTAACGCTTCTTGCATCAACATTCCCCGATATTGTTAACCTATTCCCCCCATACATTCCTGTGTTGCTAGCATTAGCATTGTCGCTTATAAAGGCATCAGAAAACACGGTCATATTAAGACCCGTTGCATCAGCATTGCCCGAAATAATAACTGTGTCTCCAAAAAGCTTAGCCTTTGCGATACTCCCACCAGTTCCTATAACAGTTCCACCAATTTGTGAATCAGAAGCATCTGTATTCCCGCTTAAATAAGCAGAACCGTTACTCAAAACTGTACCGCCACTAAAATCTGCTGTTCCAGATATATCTAATAAACCAGCATGAACGGTGCTATGTGTTAAATTGGTATTACCTGCTGCTGTAATATTTCCACCTTTGCTAGTAATGCCGTATGAAGTGCCTGTGTACCCTGTGAAATCGGCATCACTTATCATTAAAAAATGCCCTACAGATACTTCTCCAGACATTCCACTAATATCTACGGTCGATGTGCCATCAACTGTATTTACGCCAAAATCACCTGTCAATAATGTTGCAGTGACCTCACCAGATATATCGTTATTTGCAAAGTTACCATCACCCGATATAGTGACTACTGCCCCATTGGTAATTGTATTAAAAAATACTTGTCCTGAACTACCTCCAATATCAAAAGTAGCATTTTTTACATAATTTGAAAGCACTGAGGCATCTGACCATCTATAAACGGTTCTTGGGTCTGTATCCACCAAACCATAATCCAAAGCTAGTTTATCAGCCCCAACAGTACCACTATTATTTGCAGTTTCTTCTAATACAAAATCATTTGTAAAATCATAAAGACAAGAAGAAAATTCAGTACCTGATCTAATATAAGTCCCGTACAAACTAAAGGAGGTATCAGTAACAGCTTGTATTATAACATTTTTATCCGTTATAGAGTAATAAGCACCTTTAACTAAAGTAGCTTGTGATACACTATCTTCTGCTTCAGCATAAGTAATAGAATAGAATATAATTCCACCTGTACCAACAGTAGGTGATTGAAAAGTAACATTACCCACTCCGTCAGATGTCAAAACTTTACCTGATCCAGGATTTCCACTAGTAATTTGTAAACCATTTTCTATGATAAATGGGGGTCTAACTACAAAAGGGGTAGAACTTTTTAATTCAGAGGTATCTGTATCTTGGTATATACTTGTACTATCAGTTGGAGTTTTAGCTTTAAATCCCGCCATTCCATTAGCTGTATTCTCTACTTTATAAGTTATAGATGAATCAGCACCAACATCACCTTCCAATTTTTCACCTTGTTCATACCCTTGTGCAAAAATAGTGAATGGAAGTAAAGTAAATAGAAATAATATATGTTTTTTCATTGGTTTTATTTATAAACTAAAAAACAGGACATTCATCCTGTTTCTTTTGTTTTATGACTTTACAGGAATTTATAGAAATAAGTAAGGTAAAGATCAATAGTAATTTAATAATTGTATTATAGTTTAATACGAACCTCACCAGTAGCTGTTTTATATAGTTGTCCTGTTATTAAACCTCCTGAACCTGCTGCCGCATCATCTGCATAAGTTGGTAATAGTACCATTATATTTTCAGAATTAATAAATAGATTATTACTAGTATAAATTGTTGATTGTGTGGAATCAACTAAAATATAACAGCTATCTTCTGAATTAGTTATTAATGTTTTAGCTAAACCTGTGGTATCTGTATTTACTACGGTAAATGTTATAGAAGAGTCAACCCCCACATCTCCAACAAGTTCCTCACCTTGTTCATAACTTTGAGCAAAAACGTTAAAACCTAAAAAGGCTATTAGTATAGTTAATATATATTTCATGTCTAAGTTTTATGCAGGTATATCATATTCTTTCACAGTAGTCCACCCTTCAACAGGTTTATTATACTGTAACTTCCATTTTCCATCGGTATCTACTCCTTCTCTCCAATCACCTACTTCGTCAGTATTTCCTACGTTACTAGGTCCTTTACTAACATACCAATTTCCAAAACTATTATAAATAGTTTCACCTTTCTTTAGGAAGTAGCAACTAAGACGTACATAACCACGTGTTTTATAATCACAACCTTTTTTAAGAGACTCTTTTGGAATTTCTATATCATAATTTATCATTACTATTCTTTTATGAATGTCTAAAAATAGGTGAGGGATTTTACTCCCCCACCATTAAATTGTTTAATTATGTAGTTGGACATTCAAGTGCCCCACCTAACCCATTAAAGAAAGTAGCATAGTCACAAATTCGACCACTATCAAAATAGAATACATAACGTATCTCTTCCCCTTGTCTACGACTTTGAGTTCCAGCAAAGGTGTTTCTCTTGATACGGATAGTAATTGCATCATATTGAGAACATGGTTCTAATTTTGTTTCAAAACCTCGCATGTAATTCTGTCCATAAGAACCATCTGTACTAATACCTAACTGTCTAGCAGAAGTTGTACGTTCTTTTGGCATAATATCCATACCCCAACCACTACCACGGTAATGACGAGCATCATAAGATACATTAAAAGGCATAGTTACAAATTCGTAACCTTCCATCAATTTAGATGGTGCTTCACCTCCTGAAACTTGGATAGTTACTCCTGATGGGGTAAAGTTACCTACCATTTCTGCTAGTTTAGCATCAGTACAGAAGAATGACTCCTTGGCTTTGAAAGTAATACCACATTCACAATTTGTTGGGTAAGAACCCCCAACACCAGTTATAGTTAGTGTAACATCATCAGTAGTTGATGTACCACCTGAAATGTCGCCACCATCGATTGTAATAGTATCACCTACTGCATAACCTGAACCAGCACTAGTAATTGTGATTTTAGTAAGCGCATCGCCAGCAGCATTTGAAGTTACTTGGAAAGTTGCACCTGTACCTGATCCAGAAGATGTAGTTGAAGCTATATCACTTACAGTACTTCCTGTTACACCAAACCCAGTAGCCTCTGCAAAAGTATAAGATGTTACAGCGGTTGCTACAACTGGTACTTCTACCCATTTAAAACTACCAAATGGAGAAGGTGCTTCAAATTCGTACTCAGGAGTTTCACAACCCTCACATACAACATTACTAGTAACAGTTGTCAAATAACGTCTACGACAATTATCAAATGTAACTGAAGTATCCTCTGTAATAGTTAAAGATGTATAAGTTTCTTGAAGTTCAGTCAAACGACTTAAACCACACTCTGTATCTTTAAGGTCTATTTGAAATTGCTTAGTTGAAACAGTACAAGTATCACCAGCAACCCAAGCAACATCACTTGGTTGTGAATCAGGGATACATAATGAAGTTTGTTCACCCTCAGCAGTAAGAGTATTAGAACCATTCTCAGCTAGGATAGCAGCTTCTTGTGTTTCAGTAAGTTCCGTTGGGAATACTATAACATAAGTACCAAAACCAGCATCTGAAACAGTTTTAGTGATGCTTGAAGAGGCAGTTGCTAGTGTGGCTACATCAAATGTAAAATCAGCACCACCACCATTACCTAAAACACTATCTGCAATAGTGATAGTTTCACCTACAACATATCCAGTACCTTCTGCAACTACTTCAAGGGAAGTAACAGCACCTGAGCCGTTAACAACTACATTAAATGTAGCACCAGTACCAGAAGCACTAGCAGTTGATGCAACAGCAGTATAAGTACCAGCAGAACGACTAGCATCAGCAGCACCTAGATTAGTAAGTGTATAAATAGCACCAGCATGGTCAGACACACCTAAGATACCGTCAAGGATGGTTGCAGAAATATCAACACCATCATCTTCAGTTTGCATTACATAAACCCAACCACCATCAGCTAGTGTATAACCATTTGGACATTCACAACCGAACAATAACTCATTTTGAGTTGTTGGGGAATAAGCAGCAGGTGCAGAACCAGTAGTTAGTAGTTCATAAGTTGAAGTAATACCTTCTCTCCAAGTACGGGCAATTGATTCACCTACATATTGAGCTTGAACTTGCGCTAGGGCTTCTTGTGTACCTTCATCCTGAAGTTTCAAAGTATAATAAGTAGCTGTTGCAGTTGGAGTTGGTGCTGGGCTACAAGAGTAATTAGGAATTACATCTATAACGTCTGACACTTTATAAGCAGCACCATCAGAAACTTTTACACCTGTTGGTGAAGCTGTTGATCCTGGACGTAGTTGATGATTTTTAATTCGTTCTACTAAGTCCTCAATAAGTGGCTTACAACTTACATTTTCACAACGATCATCACAATCAACGCACTCATCTGGATTACCACCAAATAATGTGAAAACTAGATCAGCTTGACCTTTTGGATAACCTATCCAAGAAATAGCATCCCCTACCAAACGCATTGAAATGGTAGTAGCTTGTTTTTTACGAAGTTGAATACCTGTACCTGGTACACCATTGTAACCAAGTGTTACCTGTGATTGTACTACTGGTTTAGCAGGGTCAAAGGTTACATCAAGTAAATCATCTTTAGTGAAAGTAATTGTTTGATAAGGTCGGTTAGAAGAATCACCAGCAAACTGGGTTTTTCCATGTCCAACTCTTAATACAAACTTGTCTTTTTTTGTTGCACCAGCAAGAGAAGCTTTTGCCTCTAATCCGTTAGCATTAGTTTTGTCTACTGAAAACAAACCTATCTGACCATCTACTAATTGTAGTGAACCTCCAGAAGTTAGAGGGGTAGTTGGGGATAATACGAATTGGTGACTGTACGAGCTATTGTGTCCTCGAATCATAATAATCTTTTGTTTAAGTTAAATTTTTAGTTATTGTTAATTATTCTATCTTTGTTTATTTGAACTTGTGTTGTATCTCCATAATTTCTAAAGAAACTTTCAGCACATCCCGAAATAACTTTGTTTATAAAAGCGTTATCTCCCTCTGGATCTACATTACTTGAGGCAATATTTGAGCCTATATGAATGTACCCCTCTATATCTACATTATTTGGATACCTATAATATGATAACGTAACACTATCAACATTAAATCCTTCTGTAAATATATTTATAGATTCATTTCCTATATAACAAGGAGCTTCTCTATATGATAAAGATGGCTTATTGTTATTATCTAAAAGAACTTGTTCGGTATTAAAATCTTTTATTTCAAAAAGACTGACTCTTATATCTTTACAATTTGTTGTAGAAACTTTACTAAATGCACTTGAAAAGTCAAGAAAATCATCTGGTAAACTGAATGTAAATTTAGTATCTTGAATTGTTGATGTATTTAAGACTTTAGAAGTTAAAAACTTATTTATTTGCCTTATTTCATCATCATTCTTTCTCTCTAATATAAGCTCAATATATCTAACTTGCTCCTCATTATAAAGCCTAATAAAACGATCTTTGGATGCTGTTATATTATTAGATTTATAATTTTGGTTTACTTTTGTTAAAAAACTTATATAAGCCTCACTTATCGTCATTATTTATCGATCAAAGTATCAAGTAAATTTTCATTACCTTCCTTAGTTAAGATACTATAAGACTCTTCATCACTTCTACCAATAGCCTCTCCTTCAAAATACCAAATACCAGCACTAACAGTAATTACTTTACTTTTCTTAAGCTTCCTAACTTTGTTAATTATTTTGACCTTTTCATAAGGGTCTTTAGTTATTGCATCATATAGTTTCTCTAACTTAGATACATCACTAATAAAGTGATCAAATATTCCCATCAAAACCGATAAAGATGCTTTTCTACCTATTGATAAAGCCCCAACATACTGTAAGTACTCTTTAACTTTATCTGAATTATCTTTAACGGTACTACCAAACCAAGTATTAACAGCAAGTTTTTTCTCTAGGAACTCATCTACATTATCTTCTTTACCTTCGGTATCTTTTAATACATAAAAAGAAGAGTTATATAATGGGTTATTTATTTCACTTTCTGGGGTTAATTTATTACCACGTAACGCTAGAAATAAATTTAGATAGTTATCTAAACTAGATGTATCAATAACTGTATCATGTCGCATTTCCACACCTAGCAAGGATACAAACTGTGTTTCAGTTGCAGATGGATTTGATTTAAAAAATGCTTCTTTTTTTCTATTAAAGTGGTCAATAAGAGTCTTTCTATCTTTAAGAATTTTAGTGACCTCTTGCTTAGATTTACCATTAAATTCCAATGAGGATTCATCTAAACCTGTATCGTAATGTCCAAATTGTGAATTACCTACGTATTTACATTTTGCTGGTTCTGATGTATCTCCAACCATCTTAAACCTACCCCTTTCTTTTAATCCTGATGGGGTATTTGATGTAACTTTTTCTTGTATTCTATAAATTTTATTTGGTTGTACTTCCATTTTTGGTTTGGTTTGGTTTTATAGGTGGGAAATTAATCCCACCTATTTATTAAAATGTATCAGTATCGTTTTTCTCGATAATAACTACTCTACTCTTATCTGCAACAAATCCTGACAAAGAAGATAGACAAGTTATTTCATGACCCATAGTTGCACGGCTGTATGGTCCACCATTAAAACTTGGACCATTTGTACGACTAACTTGGAAGTTAGGCATGTTTTCAGGTCGAACTAAGTAAATATTTGATTTACCTAATGAACCTTCTTCAACTTTAACACCATCAGGTAGTAATTTACTATCACGAGCGTTTGAATAATTGGTATCTGTTATATCCCATATAACTAAAGTCCATGAACGTTTACTATAACCACTACTATAACCACGCTCAATATAATCACCTAAATGATCATGATTCAAAGATGATTCTTCTCGTACAGTTACGTGACCTATACCATTTAAGAAAGCTTTACCAATTGTGAAAGACTCATACTCCAAATTATGTCTATCAGAACCCATCAATACAGGTACAGGAACTACATCTTGGTCTACATGGAATGGAACTGTTGAAACAAATTCATTTTTAAATAGTTCACGTACTAGGTGATAAGCATTAGTACCAGCATCAAACATAATTTGACGATCAGTAGGAGCAATACCTGTACCTTGGAACATAACATCTGCTGCTTTTTGAAGCAACAAACGCAACTCATCGATATTATTATAGGTAAACCTATGTCCTCTACGTAGTTGGTGATACAAACCTTCATTAACAGTTTTACTACCATTAACACCAGTAATAGTTGCGCCTCTGTTAAACATCAAACCCATTGCAGTAAGTTTCATGTTTTCAGCAACAACCAACCCTTCCATAATAGGCTGAATCCTTGTAGCTTGCGGGTCTAGTTTGTTATTTTTAGTAAGACCTGCATACATAAAAAACTCACCACCTAATTTCTCTTTAACGTTGTTAATACGTTTAGAAAGTTTATCAGACTGCTTACCATCTATATTTAGAACGTTAGCGTATTCTGACCAACCAACTTGTGTACCCCTGATGTCACCCAAACGGTATTCCAAAGTAACTTTACTTTGATTTAAACCACCAAGATCAGGTGCTGAGAATTGTTTAGAGTATTCATTTTGAAGTGTATCAATTTTGAAGAACTCTGTACCAGGTTTAAGTTTTTGTTTTGGAAATGACAAATCACGTCCCTCCATAGCTATTTGTACATAATGTACATAACCATTACCTTCATCAACTACTTCTTCATCCTCAGACACAATAACAGGAACACCATCAACAGGGTCATAACCAATTATATCACCAGGGGAGAAAGGATAAGATAGTTTTATAGGAAAAACAGCACCGTCTAAACCTAGATTGTCACCTTCTGAAACATCTTCAACCACGATTGGTTTCTCTATCTCCATTTCCACATCATAATGGAAACCACCTTTTAATCCATTTACTAGAATAACATCATGATTCCTAAGTGGACCACTCAAAAATGGTGTACTAATCAATTGAGAACGCTCAAATAAATCAAGCATACCCATAGATTTAGTGTTATCAGCATAATCAGCCTCTGTAAGAGACACTTGATCAAGATAACCAAATTGAGTTTCAAGGGCTTTCTTATGTGTTACCCCAATTACTGTGCTTCCATTAAAGTTTCTACCTAAAATTTTAGCATCAAATCCTTCTTTTCCCATTGTTTACTTTTTTAACCTAAAGGGTTTTTAATTTTCCTTGTATTATTATTTTGTTCAGTGTATAATCTCTCTTGTGGGGTATTTTTTGAGTTTTTCAATTCAAGAAATAACCTTTTCTTTTCGGTATTAACTTTATTAGAAGTTATAGATTCAACAAATTTATCATAATCTGTTAAAAATTGAAATAACTGAACAGACTTCTCTGGGTTATTTCTAAATTCTAAGTAAGCCTTATCAACGGTTGTAAATCCTGTTTTATCAACCTCCGTCAATCCCTTTACTATATTATTAATTTTAGAACTATCGAAATTTTTACTTTTTAGGGTATCTTTTAGTCCTTTTTTATACTCTTTTATAGCAGCCTCTTTTAACTCAATTTGTTGTTGTTGGTGAGCTAATATCTGTTCTTTCTCTTTTTTAAGCTTTTCATTTAACTTATTGTATGCTAAAGTAGCCTCATCATCTACTTCCATATCTTTAATAAGTCTTTCTATTTGCTTATTTGCCCATTTTTCATCCCTACCTAGTTCAGTAGTATAATATGAAAAAATAACATTTAGTTTATCTTGATCAGTTTCCATTGGAATAGATTCCAATCTTTTAGTTTGCATAAAATTTTGCATATATGCAGCTAAATCACCCTCACCCTTACTTTTAAAATCAAAGAACTCTTTTTCTTCATCTGTTATATTAGAGTAGATTTTCTCTTCTATTTCCTTAGTTTTTTCCTCTTCCTGAAGTTTAACTATCTTTGTAAAGGTTTCTTTATCTAAAGAAATATCATCAATTCCCTCAACTTCTACCCAAGTACCAATATCAACTAAACTTTGGTACAACTTTTTATAATCAAAATCCTTCTCATCTGTCTCTAACCCTTCTGCGATGGCTTCAGATATTTCCTCGTCATCATCAGAAGCAAATGTATAATTAGTAGTATCTAATACATCCTCAATTTCTGCTTCTTTATCTTTATCCTCATCTACTATGACTTCTTCCTTATCCTTTTCTTCTAGTACCTCTTCTATTTCATCAACTTTAGGATCTTCAAAAGATAATGTGTTGTTAAACGAAGGTATGGCTGCAAATGGATCTTTAGTACTCATAATGTTTTGGTTGTTTATTTTGGTAATGCAATTATAGTAATAATATTTGTTTTTTCAAAATATCTAACAATTGTAATGTATTAATTACACTGTTTGTTAGTTTTTATCATCATAACGATTTTTGTTAGTTTTCGCTATTTTTAATTGTTTATCTGCTATATTCTGTTTAGTATTTAATTCTTCTTGTTTAAGTTGTAACTCCCTTTGTTTAGTGATAAATTGTCTATTTTCACTCATTTGTTTTAAGTTTAACTCTCGTTCTTTTAAAGACTTATTAAACTCTTTATCTAATCGATCAATTTCCAACTTAGCTTGCTCAACAATATCAGGTATTTTGTCTTTATCTATATCCTTGTCAGTAGCAAAACCTAAACCTAACAATGCTTGTTTACTTAATGCAATTTGTCCTTTTAGGTATTCTATTTCCATTGCATTTTGATGCTCTTTCTCCATAAATGCTTCTTGCTGCTTAGCTTGTTGCTCCATTAGTTGAAGTTGCTGTTGTTGAGCTTGAGCTTGGGCTAATTCTGCTTCTTGTCTGCCTAATTTAGCTAATTTTAGTATAGTAGCAGTAGAATCAGCAGATATGACATTTGCCATAGAAATAAGATCCTTCTCAATAGTATTATCTTGGAAGTAGGTTTGTTTTAATAGTTCAAGCTCACTTCTTCTTTTAGCATTATTTTGTGTGTAAACCCTAAGCCTTCTCATGCTAAGATATGGGTCATTTAGTGATATAAAATGTTTATTTAAATCACTATCTGTATAATTTACTGTTACGTCTTTTCCTTCATATTGAACCCACTGCGCTATATTAATACACATTTCATCATTCCTTCTTTGGAACTGGGCAAATTTATCTGTCCATACCTCTGTTTGAGCAAAAGAAGAACTAACAGACTGCTTAACCCCAGTGGCTGACGTTTGTTCAGTAGGTAATAACATCCTCTCAGGAGAAAGACCAAGCTTATCATAAGCTCTCCTCCTAATAGCCTCCCCAACTTGAAGTTTACCAAGCATTGCATTGGTGAGGTCCATATCAACTTTTTGAAACTGATTAAAAGATGCTCCCCTAGCTTCTGTTGAATCAACTAACATTAATCCCACATTCCTTGCTAATTCAGCAAATTTATTTACAGCTTCTGGTCCACCACTATCTTTTAAGAACTGTGGCATATAAGCAACGTCCATTAAAAAAGCCACCCCTAATTCCTTAGACATGTAATCTCTAGCCATATTCATAGCCATAGAATATTCCACTTGATCATTCTCTACTCTTGATACAAGTGAAGTATTTTCAACTATTCCAGTCACAGGAAGAACCGTATCAAATATCGAACTTTCCCCACGAAGTTGGTAATTCATCTCATTACCATAAAGGTAAAGATCTTCATCTAGGTCTGTATTGTCTTTACTTATTTTAACACCATAGCGTACTTCTTTCACATAGTCCCAAACAATAGTGTTCTCTTGTGGGTTTTTAATATGTTGTTCAAGACTTACAGTCTTAAGTTGTTTGATTTTATACTTATTGATTATTTCCTTTAGAATCTTATCGGTAACTACTTCTTCTGTTACCACATCATCACCTTCTTTCCTATAAGATAAGTAACCGACCCTTTTATAAGATACCCAATAAGCTTCCATAGTTCTAACCAAATCCCTTTGTATTTGATTAGCTGAAAACAAATGTTGGAGGTTATAATCCCCATTAGGAAAATATCCACGATACCCTAAATCAATTCCAGTTTTTTCTTGTATTAACCCAGCATTTTCATATTGAGTGTGGTACTGTTGTGGAACTAATCTTAACTCAGAACCCATGTTCTGAACCCAACCTTGTAAACTACTGTTACTTGAAGAACCTTTAACAGCATTTCCTTTGTAATATTTAGACTTTAGTATTTGTACTTTTTGTTCTTCATTAAGGTCCTGCCCCCAGTTGGTAATGACTGTACTAGCTGGTAGATTTTGTATCCTACCAACATAATCCCCTAATTCAGGATATTTTATTTCTTGGTCTATTGAGGTAAATGTGTTGAGTGGAGACCATCTTTCAGGGCGGTAATAATCAAAACCTACTCTCCAATGTTGAAAACACCTACCCGTTATTAAGTAATCCCTATATAAATCTCTGTCTAATTCATCTTTTGAAAATCTGACCGTACTACTTTCTAAGGTTCTTTCTGCCCAATCTATATAGATAGGCTTCCACTCAGAGTTCATATATTTGTTTACATCCTCTGGTATATTTTGTTGCCTAAAATTATCTAATTCTTGCAGGTATTGTTGTCTTTCTTCTTCGGAGCTAAAGTTATCTTTATTTGGGTCTACACCCATTTTAATTAACTTCAACTCTATTTCAGCGTTTATTGCCTTTGAAGTTCTTTCCCATAATTGATCTTTTCTAGTCCTTAGATAATCATTTGTTGAGATAGGGTCGTCTGCATATACAACACTAGCATTTGGTTTTTTTATAAACTCCCCTATTAATGTGTTTATAATAGGTTCAACAAATGAATAGTGTTTTAACTCCTCTGAGAAGTTAGATTGATTTCTAAGATTATCAACTTCAGAAAGAAATAAAGAAGTATTAGCAATATCAGAGGGTTTATAAGACCCCTCTACAATACGGTAAGCATCTTCAAACCTTGCCCTATTAACTCTAATCTGAGATAAACCAATAGTTTCTAAAGAATCTAAAGTATCTTTTATCCACTGTTTAGTTTTCTTATTAGATGGTAATGCCTGTGCTGTGAAATTGAAGTCTCCCCCAATATACGGAATATCCTTATAATCGTAGTTGAACATAGGGGTGCAATATAAGAATAATTTTTATATTATCCAAAAATCTAACAAAAGGTATTATAAGTATTTTTTATTTCTACCTAAAGTACCGCTTATAAGCTTATCATATTGTTTGACTATATCGACACCAATCGCCCTCTCAGACCCTCTAATATTATTTATAGACAATTCCTCATCCCATATTAAAGCATGTCCAAATGCCATAATTCTATCATAGTTATCTTGTGTACCAAACTCTTCTATCTCCTTTAACAACATTGGATCTGGTATTCTTTGAACTCCTAATTCCATTATTGGATTTCCAACATCATCATAATTTTCAGTAGGAAATTCTTGCCAACAGTAATCTTTAACAAGTTTTAGTAAATGTCTTTTATTGTTTGCTGTTGCTGGTAATCCATTTGTTGAATTAGCATTAGAGGAAGCATTTATCCTCATATTTGTACCTTGAGCTTGTGCTAGAAGATATTCTGCTTTTTGTCCTTTTAAGTATTTCGTAAAATTTACGTCACTTTCAGGTAAACATTCTGCCCTATAAAGTTTTAATAACAACATAGCTTGTCTATAAAACTTTGTATCTATATTAGGTCTACCAATATAAGAAGCTACAATCTGATTTTGAAACCCACTAACTCCTGCCTGTCTTTTAAATATGTAAAGAGCATTTAAAGAGTCTGTGGTATTTGATGTGTCTATTTTAACACCATCAAATCCAGCAACATAAGTACCGTATTTTATTTCTCTTGGATCTTCAAATATAGGTCTCTCATATATACATATAGGTGTTTCTACTCCACCACCTGCAAAAGGATAAGCTTTAACTGGTTGTTCTTTTGATTCATGTACAGTAATAACACCTGTTTTTTCCATGTCTAATTCAACAAATTCCCCCCAGTTATCTTCACCTTCTAACTTATCACGTGTTCTTTTAGCATCATCTGCTGGAAATATGTTTATACCTCTACTAAGAAAACAATCTTCAGGTTGGAATGGGTAATACATTTGTGCTTTCTTACCCTCTTCATCTGAACTATACTTATCTATTTCAATTTGAGCTTTAACCCTCTCATTAGCATTTTCCCAATCAGTAACTTGTATAATACAACCCTCAAGATCTTTTTTTTCTTCTTCTGTAAACTCCCTATTTAAGTATTCATATATTGGTATCCCTATTTTTTCACCACCTCCAAAAGACATAGCACCAGGTGGGAATAAACCTACTTTTTTGTCTGATTTTTGGGTATATTGAAAATATTTTGGTTTAACTATCTTCTTATATTCCTCTACATTTATAACAGTAAAACCTGTTTTCTCAGCATCAAGGAAATTGTCTTTTGCATCTGCTGATAAAGTAGTATTACCACCAGTACCTGCTAGTATAGGTAAAGTTCTGTATTTACCATTAGAAGCCACAATTGCTGGTTTAAGGGCAGCTAGTGCTAATTTATAAGAATACTTACCTACCTCATCTGCAATAACACAAGATGGTGTTAGACCTGCTAGTAGCTCCTCTTTGGAAACTTTTTGCCCATGTTCCAAGTTCCTAATAGCTATTTTTGAAAACAAAACCTTATTTTCTTTACCTAAATCTAATAGGTGTTTAGTTATAGGGTTTATTTGTCCTTTTTCGCCTGTTACTGGGTCTTTTTTTGTTGATTCTTTTTTATTTACAGCTATTTCAACTAATGAAGTAAAATTACCAAATTTTCTTAAATCAGAGAAACAACTAGGTCTGTTTGCATAAAAATAATCAATATAATCCGCAATATTTTTTAGATCTTTTGAGTCCGCACCAAAAGATAATGACTCACTATTTTTCTTTATCCAAGCTTCATGACATATTTTAGATGCTTCTGTAACTGATTTTGCAATACGTCTACTACCAAATATAGTAATAGGTCTCTGTTGTTTAACAGACTGTTCTATCCCCCAATTAATGTACCATTCATTATCTCGTAATGGAGGTGTTCCAACTACTCTCGTCATTGAACCATATTCATCCTCAGCATCCATTGGTATTTTAAAAAAGTTAATATGCCAATATAACCAAGGTGAAAAATATACTCCACCCACAATAACGCCTGACTTACAATATTCGATATGTTTTAGCCAAAACTTTACATAAGAAGGACTAGTAATTTTTGGTTCTTTCTGATTTATTAGAAAGTCAGAAAATTTTATTTTTGGTATGTTATTGTTTTTTGTCATTTGATTGTTTTTTGTCATTTGATTGTTTAAATCCTTCTACAAGAAGTTTCTTGAAATCTTCAAATAGCATCTCACCATTATTTACATAAAGTTTATCCTCTTTAAGAATAAAGGCTTGTGGTACTTCATCTTTTATCATTTTTTCAATATCTTCTCTCACTTTAGGACTATAATCCAAAGATTGTTGAGATACCTTTACAATTTCTCTTATCGAAATTAGGTAATGAGATATACCACCAATAATAAAAGGTAATATTATATTATCTACATGTTCCTCTTTTTTCAGAGATTGTTTTTCCTTGACCAATAAGTCAACTATTTCAGTGTAGTAACTAATAGCATTGTCTACGTATTTAGTATCACTCATCTTCTAATTCTTTTAATGTTTTTTCAATAACCATTGAAAGACTTTCATCAGTCACTTCCATATGGAATTTTCCTTCTACTATTTCATTTTGATAGTTGCTATTTCTAAGCACTAACTTCAATATATCAGAAAACTCACTATCAGGTAAAAGTCTCCCTACCTTACTTAGATCAGATATGATCTTTGCTCTTCTAATACTGTTCATCTACTTCAATTTTACCTTTTAATGTTATTACAAAATTATCTTCATTACTAAGTACTTTTACATTCATATTTATCTCCCCTACTATCTTAGAGTATTTTAATTCTATTATAGCACTCTCGTTGTTTTTAAGAGACTTTTTGTTGATGGTCTTATAAGTACAACCGCAACCCTCCATTTTTAAACCAGTAAGATCTATATCATTCCTAAATTTCTCACCCCTTCGGTTAAGTATTTCTAGTTTAACATAAGACTCATCTAATAATTCACTTTGAATAAATGGGATTTTAGCTTTAAGGGTTTCATTGTAAATGACTTGTATGTTATCGTACTTCTGTAATAAAGTTACATCTCCTTCCAATACCTTTAACCAAACTCCTTTACCTACATAAATAGGGCTTCCTTCTTGATATGCAAATTCTTTATATTCCATTACCATTTATTTTTAGGGCAAGTTTCACTAGGAACTCTTGTTTTCCAATTTAAGAAGCATTGACAAACACCACATCTCGCTGGATTTCCTACCTTGTGAGGGCACTTATTACATATTTCCATACGCTGCTTGCTCAGCTCCTCTTCTGATCCTGTAAGGGCATTTAAAGCCCCTTTTGTTATTTTTTTAGGGTTCATTTTTTATTGTTATGGGATTAAATCTGATACATTTAAAAAAATTCTTCTTAACTCCAAACTTATCTGCTCGTTCAGTTAGTTTCATTATTTTACTTCTTTTAGAGTCTAAAGTAGCTAACCTTTTATTTATACTTTTTTCATTAGGTGGATTAGTTCCTCTTTCCAATACAATATTTAATCTTTTTTCAACATCATTTATACCTGATAAAGTATAATGTAAAATTCCAAATGTACCTAACTTAAAAGCTACTTCATCTGTTTCATAGGCATACTTCCTTAGTTCATCCAAATTATATTCGTACATTATTTCAGCTAACTCTCTATTACCACCTTGCTTTTCAAACTCATCTAAAATATCTGAAAGAAAGTAAATCTTATTATCGTACTTCATTAGTGTAACATAATTGAATGGAAACTTCATTTGAACTATTAACAAGATCTTTTATAGCCTGTAACCCTGGATTTAAATGTTTTCTATTCTTTGTGCTGTCCTTAACAACTAAACCCTTTTGTTTCAAGTTATGAATGATCGTATAAATGTGCGCAGGATTATTATAACCCATATCAGCATCTATGATCATTCTATTGAACCCTTTATCATTCATGTCAAACAAAATGCACAAAGAAATAATATCAATTTCTCTTTTAGTTAAATTATTAACTGTAACCGAATAGATCTTTAGCAATTTTTGGGTAAGATCTAATTTATCAGTGTAACTTAATTGTACAGGTAAAGTCTTAAATTCCTTCATTTAGTATTTTTTAGGCAGAGTTAGGGCAAAAAGTTATATTACTTATTAAACTATCCTACCCCCCTTTATTACCAATTAACTTCTAATTATATTACTTATCCTTGAAACCCAACCCCATACCCCCCTTTCCCCCCTCTCCCCTTTAGGAAGAAATGCAAGTATAGTAAAAATTTTTCACAATTCCAAATTTTTTAACACTTTTTTTCAAAATTTAACATTTTTTAACACTTTTAAAATTTATTTCATGATTTATTTGGATTTCTCAATAATTTTACTTATTATTGTATCCATGAACAAACAATATAGCATATATTACAACAATTACGCAGATTGTGTGATGCGTTGTATCCCTGATGAGGTCATATCAGACTTTGTTTACGACAACAACAGAGATTTGATAGAAAACTTTATGACTTACTGTTATAAGTCAAAAATAACTTGTGAGGACACAGCAAAGTTATTATGTATTTTTTCGCAACTACTAAATAAGTAAAATGTCAGAACCAAAGTATTTAAGTGTAATAAACAAGTACAAAAAAGAACATGGTAATGGTAGTATAGGTTTACTATCAGAAAGTTTCTTAGCGGACGTTAAAACCACATCTACAGGGTCTTTACTGCTAGATAAATGTATTGGTGGAACATGTTTAAGTGGTCTACCTGAAGGTCGGATAATTGAGTTTTATGGACCTGAAGCAAGTATGAAAACCACCACTGCATTATATGGAATGAAAAAATACTTAGATGCTAACCCTACAAAATTAGGCTTGTTTTTGGATGTTGAGCAGGCTTTTGATAAAAATCTTGCCTATATGATAGGTATAGACCCATCTAAGGTTGTTTTTACTCAACCTGAAACCACTGAAGATACCCTTCAATTATTGGAGGATTTTATCCAAACAGGTGAATTTGGTTATGCTATTGTAGACTCAGTTGCTGCTATGATACCTAAATCAGAACTTGAAGGGGATTTTGGTGATAATAAAATAGGGGTACAAGCTCGTTTAATGTCACAGGGTATGAGAAAAATAAATGGGGCTATAAACAAAAATAAATGTACCACGGTGTTTATAAATCAAACTCGTGATAAGATAGGGGTCGTTTATGGCTCACCTGAAACCACCACAGGAGGAAATGCCTTGAAATTCTACTCATCATTAAGAGTTAGGTTTCAATCATCTAAAATGCAGGGGGCAGAGGAACAAGGACGTATTGTTAAAGCCAAATTAATAAAGTCTAAAATATCAGCTTCCGCAGTAGGAAACACAGCTGAAATACCCTATTATTATGCACTTGGATTTGATAACTATTTGGAATTAGTAGAATTAGCAGACAAATTAAAAGTTATTGATAAAAAAGGTAGTTGGTATTCAGATGGAGAAACTAAACTTGGTCAAGGAGCTTTAAAAGTACGAGAATTTTTACTAGATAACCAAGATTACTATGAGGAACTACTTGATCGAGTTAAAAAAAGTTTAGATAAATGAGGGAAGATTTAAGACCACAAAAAACAAAAACAAGTCCTAAATTTGAGCATAGTCTTTCAGATGAACAAAAGGCTGCTAAGAAGTTAATACTTGAAAGTAAGATAGCTATTATAACGGGAAAAGCAGGAACTTCTAAAACATTCCTTGCAGCTCAAATAGCTTTAGACCTGAAACTAAAAGGCTGTATAGATGAAATATTTATTTCAAGAAGTTCTGTTTCAAAGGAAGATATAGGTTTTCTACCAGGAGATGTTAACGCTAAAATGGAAGGATTTGTAGCACCTGTTATTGAGAATATGGAAAATCTACGAAGTAACGGTAAAAAAGAAATAGCAAAGTTATTGGAACTAGGTGAAATAAAACTTGTACCTATCCAATTCCTACGTGGAAGAACGGCTTTAAATTCGGTTTTTATTATAGACGAAGCACAAAATTTAACCCCTGAACAAATATATACTTTCGTTACAAGATTAGGTAAAGGTTCTCTTATGATCTTCACTGGGGATATAATTCAATCAGATCTTAAAAACCCATCTAGTAACGGATTAAAAGCTTTAATAGAGACTTCATCTAAAGTAGATGGAATGGTTCATGTAGAAATGAAAGAAAATTATCGTGATCCAATTATAGTGGATTTCATGAAACACTATGAGAAGTATTTACCTGAAAATTTAAAGAAAGCGGCTAATGTGGGTATATAATGGAAAGAAGGTAAGTAAGTTAGAGCAGATGCCAAAAGATGTAGTTGGATTTGTGTATAATATTCACAATGAAACAACTGAAAAAAACTACATTGGTAAAAAAGTTACTCATACTTGGAAAGTCGTAGGTAGGAAAAAATATGACGAGCTTAAAGAGTCGGGTATAGAAGTTAAGAAAACAAGGAAAGGAACTGGTTGGACTTACAAAGCTAAGTTAGAAAGTGATTGGTTGAATTACGTAGGTTCAAATAAAGACCTACAAAAAGACTTTAAAAACGGGCATAAAATAAAAAAAGAAATACTTGATTATGCAAGTTGTCAAAAACAACTTACATTCTTGGAACTTGAATACCAAATAAATATGAATGTACTAAGAGAACCTGAAAATTTCTATAACGGTAACATCTTAGGCAAATTTTTTCCACGAGATATAAATTGCTAAATGGGTTTAAAACAAACAATAAAAGAAAATTGGGAAAGGGTTAAATCTTTTCTTGATAGTACTGATACTTACACAGAAGCAGCTAAGTTGTTATGTACTGAATTAGGATTGGAGTACACGGATTCATTCCGTAGAGCGTTGTCAAAAGTAGTAAATGCTGAATTAGAAAAAGCCGAGACTAAGGAATTTCCTAAAATACTTATTCTTGATATTGAAACAGCTCCATCAAAAGCTTATATTTGGGGTATTTGGCAGCAGAATATTGGTCATAACCTAGACATGTTCTTGGAGGACTGGTTTATTCTTACATGGTCTGCAAAGTGGTTATTTCAAGAAGAAGTACTTTCAGGTAAGGTAACTCCTAATGAAGCAAAAACAGGTGATGATGAAAGAATAGTAGAAGAGCTATGGAATTTGTTGGAGGAAGCTGATGTGGTTATTGCACATAATGGGAAGAAGTTTGATATTAAGAAAATTAATACTAGATTTTTAGCTCATAGATTACCACCACCAATGCCATATCAACTAATTGATACATTAATACATGCAAGAAAGAATTTTGCTATTACCTCTAATAAATTAGATTTCATTGCTAAAAGGTTTCTTAACTTAGATGGTAAGTTAGAGCATGGTGGTTTTCCTCTTTGGGCTAGATGTTTGGATGGTGAGCAACAGGCATTAGATGAAATGGAAGAGTATAATATCCAAGATGTAAAAATATTGGAAGATGTTTACTTGGAAATGAGACCGTGGATCAAGCCTCATCCAAATGTAGGGTTATTTATAGGGAAAGAAGTTAGCTGCTGTGCAACATGCGGCTCTGAAGAACTTGAGTGGAGTGGTAATTATGCAACATATGCTAATACCTACGCAGCTTATAGATGCTCTTCTTGTGGTGCTACTGGAAGAAGTAAGAAATCAAACACCGTAAATAAATCAATAACCTATTCAACCCCATCTTGATGAATTTTATAGAACTACAAAGATTTGTTATTCCATTTGAGGAATTAGAAAAAACAGCTAATAATGAAGAATGTGAAAAATGTAGAAAAACTGCTGAACAAATAGGGTTAACCCCTACTGAAATGGGTTGTGAAGAGGAATGTATAGAAACAATTTATAAAATGGAGGATTTAAACTTACAACCGCAGTTAATAAATGTTAAAGACATTCTTAAAGCTACCCCTACTGTTGATAACAAGTTAATTCTTTACTTAAAAAGCGATAAAGGTTTAGACGAAGATAATGTAATAACTCATATTCCTAATTTTTTTGACATCACATATGATGAATTTCTAAAAAAGTTAGAAAATAATGGGGTAAAAATTTGGAAATGACAGAAATTTTTATTATAATTGCAGATACAAGTTTTTCAGGGTGGTATTTACCTAGAATTTCTATTATAAAAGACAAAATAGCATTACTATGCAGCAAATTAAGGTAAAATATGTACCTACGGACACAGAAGAAACCATTTTATCTGCTAGGGATATAAAAATATCTAATGAAGGTTCTTTTATAGTTATAAGAAGTGAAGTAGAAGTAGAAGTTTCTGAGGAAGATGAGGATTTAGGTTTAGTAAGTAAAGAAGTAAAATACTATTATAATACCAAGTATATTTTTAAAAATAAAATAGTATGCGTTGAAGTTTACTACCTAAATAAAAGTAGTAATTGGGTATTAAATATCGATCTTAACCAAGATGGGTTTTCAATTGCCTTTAACTCAAAAGAAGAAGCTGAAAAAGTAGCAGAGGAAATTATTTCATGGTTTAAGCCTCAAGATCAAGATGATTTTACTTGGGGCATAGCAAACACTAAAATTTAACATATGAACGTAGACAAAATACCTTTCACTCAGTTAGTTAGTGAATTATGTTCAAGGGAAAAGAAGAAAGTACAAGTTAATGCAGCACAAATGAGTGAAATTGTAAAAATATTATGTCAGTTAGTTCAGGAAAATGAACAGCCTGATGGAAATCGAGTTATAGAACTTCTAAGAACACATGAAACCAATTCCTGAACACCTATATTACGAAGCACGTGCTGACTTTAAGAGATTAAAGGCTAATGGGTATCAAGGTACATGGAAAGAATTTTTAGAACTTAAATTTATAGACGTATGGGATGTAAAGGATGTAAAGACCCCCGACCAAAACCAAAACCAACCAAACCTAAAAACAAATTGGAAAAATGATACAAGCGATAAAGGATAGAGTTATTTGTAAGATAGTAACTGAAGAAGAACAAAAAGTAAGTTTCGTTGATAAGTCCCAAGAACCTTATAAAGTTGAAGTAGTTTCAGTAGGACCTGAAACAACCCAAGTAAAAGTGGGTAGCATGGTATTACTTGCGAAACAAGGAGCTGGTGTTAAATTTACTTACGAGGGTAATAATTATATAAACGTTAAAGAAGAAGGTATAACAGCAATAGTATGAAGATAGTTAAATACGGTGATGATGCAAGAGCATCTTTGAAAGAGGGTGTGGATTTAGTAGCAAATGCAGTGAAAGTAACCCTTGGTCCAAAAGGGAGAAATGTTATAATCGAAAAAGAATTTGGTGACCCTGTTATTACAAAGGATGGAGTAACTGTAGCTCGTTCCATATTTACTGATGATCCTATTAGTTCAATTGGTTGTCAAGTTGTAAAGAGTGTTGCTGCAAGGACAAATACACTAGCTGGAGATGGTACAACAACAGCTTCTGTCCTAGCACAGTCTATCTTGACACAAGGTCTTAAAAGGTTGGCATCAGGTGTACATCTTATTGACCTAAAGAGAGGGGTAGATAAAGCAGTTACGGAAGTTATTACCTACTTAAAATCTATTAGTAAGGAAGTAGGTGATAATATAGAACAAGTAGCTACTATATCTGCTAATAACGATAGTGAAATAGGTAAATTAATAGCTGATGCTATGAAAGTAGCAGGTAAAGAGGGGGTTATTATGGTTCAAGAATCAAATGACAGTAACTCTAAACTAGAAACCATTGAAGGTCTTACCTTCAAAAGTGGTTATATGTCACCTTACTTCACAAATAACAAAGCTAAGTTAGTGGCGGAGTTGAAAAATCCTAAAGTATTAGTAGTTGGTCACCAAATAACTGGTTTACATCAGTTAGATACAGTTTTACAGCATATTGCTTCACAAAATGAGCAACTTGTAATTATTGGTTCTAGTTTTACAGATCAAACTATTTTGGACTTTATCCAACACCGTAGTCAGGGGGTTTTAGATGTTTATGTAGTACGTGCTCCTGGTTTTGGTGATGAAGGTAAAGAGTTTTTGAAAGATATTGCTGCTTATTGCGGAGCAACTGCTTTACTTCCTGAAGAGCAAGTAGATATAACACGTGCGGATAGTAGTGTGTTGGGAGTAGCTAAAAATATAAAGATCTCAGCTACTGAAACAACTATACTAGAAGGCGGAGGAGACCCATCTAAACGTATATTGGAATTACAAGGTCAAGTGAATGAATTGGAAGGTGATAAGAAAGAAAGAGTACGTGAAAGACTTGGTAAACTTACAGGTAAAGCTGCCGTAATATCTGTTGGAGCTGTTTCAGAAATGGAACTAGGTGAAAAGAAAGACCGTGTTGAAGATGCTTTGCAAGCTACGAAGGCTGCTGTTGAGGAGGGTATTGTTGTTGGCGGAGGTGTTGCTTTACTACGTGCTTCGGAAGTACTTAACAGCTTTAAATTGGAAGGTGATGAGCAAGTAGGTGTTGATATTATTAGGAATGCTATACAAGAACCTATCAAGCAAATATCTTTCAATGCAGGAATTGAAGGTACTTTAGTTATTAGTAAAGTACTAGAGAAAGATGGAAGTTTTGGATATAATGCAAAAGATGGTACTTATGTTGATATGTTTGAAGCAGGAATTATAGACCCCACTAAAGTTACCCGTGTAGCTTTGGAAAACGCTTCATCTGTTGCAGGAATGTTATTAACCACAGAATGTGTGGTAGCTAAAAAACCAATGACATGGACGAGCAACAAATAAGAGAGTTTCAAGAGGATATAATGAAAATCCATAGCAGACTTACGAAAGTAGACCCATGTCCTTATATTGACCATACTTTGCAAAGTTTAGAAGAGGCGGTAATGACTTTGAATGAAAAACGTGGGATGTTGGGAATTGATGATCTACTAAGTAGATTGAATTAATAATGAACCTACTACGCCTCTCTCACAAGGTAATGATGCGCAACGGGGTAGGTCTTATACAGGCTAAACAACACCTTGATATGTTGTAAGAGTAACAGCAGGGGATGAAGTACAAGTCCCCTGTTATTTTTTGGATGGGCTGAACAAAGGTGGGAAAATCAAGTCTATTAGAGCGTGTAGGTTTGATTCCTACCCCATCCACTAAAGTATCGGATAGTACATGATTATAAGTAAATTACTATATAATGAAAGTAAAATTTAAAGAATTAGAAGTTGGTGATACTTTTTATTGTTGGGGGGATTGGTTTAGTAACTATGTTTCCCTACGTGGTTAAAGTGTGTTAAGGAAAGTGAGGATGATGCTATGGAAATTGAAGTAAATGATATACCAGTTACCAATGGTATGAGATTTGGTGTTGGTAAAAATGATGAAGTAACTAAACTATGATATTTATATGTGCCAAATAGAACACCCTTTTTATACAATACAATCAAAATCTTTTTATGATGGTAATCAGATTTGGAATAATTCAATTGAACGAGAACAAATTGAAATTCAACGTAATTATATAAAGGCATTGGAATTATTATTGTTATAGAAACTAATTACATGGAAAAATATAGAAAAAAACCTGTGGAAATAGAAGCAATACAACTTTTAGATAACGATCAAAGTATAAAAGAATGTTACCAATTTATACATCCAGGTGATAAGTCAATGGAAAGTTGGAATTTAATGGTTAACGATAAGTGGGATGATTACTGTACTGTAGTTAAAAGAGATGGTATGAATATAAAAACTTTAGAGGGTAATATACATGCTTCAATTGGTGACTATATAATTAAAGGGGTTAAGGGGGAGTATTACCCTTGTAAACCAGATATTTTTCACATGACTTATGAAAAAGTAGATTAAAAAATAATTATGACACCAGTTAAAGCAGTAAGAGACGAAAGTGGACATTGGTATTTAGTACCTAACGAATTGTACATGGAGTTTAACAAACAATCTAATAAAATAGAAGAAAGTGGTTATGATAATGATTTAATAAACTCATTTGAAGAACTTTTCTCACAGTTTAGGACTGGTGGTGACTTAAACTTAGTTCAACTGTACATTTCCTCGGCAGAAAAACAAGAATTATGAGAGATAGAGAAATAGGTAAGAAATTTTATGAAAGTTACTTAGCTACAAATGGTACATTCAGATATGACGAAAATCAAGGCTTAGGTCATTTGCCTTTAACATATTCAGTAGAAGGCATTCATTACATACGGTCACTAATAGAGAACTTAGGACCTACTGCTGATTACGTAGAGCTTATCAGAGAAACTAAAATGCAGTATATAAAGGATATTGAAAGAATTAAAGGTGCTATAATGTATTCATTAGCCAGTAATCCCGAAAAACAACTAAATGAAAGGCTTACTGACTATAGGTTTTAATAATGGAAAAAACTATTAAATTAAAAGACGTTGACTTGTTAGACGGTATAAGTGTGGAAACTATATCTAGCCATCCTATTAATACAAAGTTTCAAAGTAGTAGACCTTTTTATTTATCAGATACTGTTGACTACATAAACTTAGAAGAAAATTCTGAGTTGACTTTTAGGAAAAAAATCGGTGAGGACAAGTGGTATGTGCAATCTTTAACCAAAAATAATAAACCATGAGAGAACAGATACTAGAAGCCCTGAAACCAATATACGAAAAACAATTAACAGATGAAAACCTAAATGAGTTCTTCCTGGAGCTATCAACGGTAGTCCCTATGATGATACTAGAACAAATAACAGGAGAAGAACAGGACATGTTAGGATTCAACCATCAGATGAACATTCTTATCATGCAATATTATTTGAATTTAAAAAAGGATAAACTACTAGACCTTACCAGAGAGGTTCTAACGGACGATAATCAACGTACCTAACCCTACCTACTAAAATACAATTTAAACCCCTTACGATCAATCTAAGACCCCATGTGGGTCTTTTTTATTTATACACTGTATAATGGTTTTTAATGTTCCTTTTTTCAATTTTAAGAATGTTTTTTTAGTGGTTGAAAAGGTTTTTAATGTTCCTTTTTTTTTTTGAATTTTAAGGGCGTTTTAAGAATGTTTTTAATGTTCCTTTTTTGGGTACACCCCACCTCGCACACATCAGACACAAACAATACATACAAAATACTCCCCACCCTACAAAATCCAGAGATACCCCCCATAATATATATAAGATAAAATTAATTTGATTTTTAAAGCATTCATAAGATAATTAATTTAAGAATATGTTTATACCAGTTGATAAGTATACTAAAATAAATGTATAGGTATTAAAATTATCTGAGGTACTTCTAACAAATATAACATTAGTTACTTATCATTAATTAAATATATAATCTATTATTTATTATTATAATCGCTAATATGATAAGCACAAAAAAAACCATAACCGTTTTATGGGTTAGGGTTTTGTTTAATTAGCTAATAAGTACCTTTAGACAAGCCTTAGCAGATACAAGCTTTTTTATCCGTCACAACTAATACCAAATTCGTAATTTAACCCATTACGTCTACAAAAATTTTCAGCAGCTTTTAGGCTTTTAAACTCTCTCGAAGGATATTTACAGTCGTTTTGCACGTCCCACAACTCATAAGTTTTTGTAAACTCGAAATAATCAATCTTAATCATCGCTTTAAAAATTTTGCTGTGTTCCATTGCCTTAATGTTTTTTGTTGTTATTAATTAATGTACCACAAAGTACGGTAATTAAATTAACTTATACAAGTGTTAGCAAAACTATTTTTTAACTAGCGCAGATCTAACACTATTTTGAAGGCTTGTATAAACTACTAAACTAAAGTGTTTTAAAGCCTTGTTGTTTAATTCATTTACTTCTTTAGACCAGTAACCATACTTTATAATTGCAGCCTTTAGATCCGCTTTATATTGTTTCCTTTTCATGTTTTTTGATTATAGTAAAGGTAAGTTAAAGCATTATCTATATCGGTCATTTGTGGAACTGGTTTTATTGAACCATTATTAAAGTGAAGTTTATTTAATTCAGGAGCGTTAGTGTGTCGTTCTAGCTTTACAACTTTTTTAAGTTGTTGATATTTCCAACTATCAAGTTTAGCCAATGCTTTATATACCTTTGGTAATGATTTTAGAACGGTTTTAAATTGTGGTTCTGTTAGGTCTTCTGCTAATCTACTAACTTGTGCTAGTAATTTTTCTTTAATAACAGGCTTATAACTTTTTCTGCTATTAATTACATTAACCAATTTTTGTTTATACATAGTGTGTAAGTTATGTTATTAAATAATGTAGTACAAAGTACGGTAATTAAATTGACATTGTCAATAGTTAGCACAAAAAAAAACCATAACCGTTTTATTGGTTATGGTTTAGATAATAGGTTTATGTGGGACTAACTAAGTGTAATAGTTTTTTCTATACCAAAACCACATAAAACAGTGGTGGTATTACCTTTTAATATTTCCTCAATAAGACCTATTAAACCCTTTTTAGACCTGTAATAGAACGTAGGTAAATGTTCCACCTTAGAAGTAAATACAAAAGCATTTTGTGTATTTACATTTGGGCTATGATTTTTCATAATGTAGCCAATAACTTTACCCTTAACAATTACGTCAATATGGGCTAATTCTTTTTCTGTTTCTTTTTTATTAATTAGGGTAAGCATAATGTCTTGTTTAACTGTTAAAGTATAATACAAAGTACGGTAATTAAATTGACATTGTCAATAGTTAGCACAAAAAAAAATTCATTATCATTTTATTGTCTTGATTTTCAATAAATTACAATTTTGTTTATCATTGTGCTTGCGTATGTCATAAATTATTACGTACTTTGTGGTATCACTAACAAACAGATACACGGTTATGGATAGACTACTGGTATTAATAGGGAAATTAGTAGAAAAAGGCGAACCGATAACGGCAGCTAATATATCGTTATATTCGTTGTTTAGTTGTGGTGGTACTTTTACAGAAATAGAGGCACAACAGGAATTAAACAAGTTAGCTGAGGTTGATCTGTTTGAATATCTGGAACAACTACCAAGACCAGTTCAACAGGTAATAGCTAAGTTTGAAAAACGTTTTGAAGAAGGCACTATGGACGGTTATAAAAGCTGTGCATTGCTTGTATCACAACTGGAAAAATTAGGTTTCACTTGTGATTATGGTTTGGATGCTGAACCTTTTTATCTAAAAATATTGATTAAAATTTGACGGTATCAATAATTATCGTTAGATTTGTGGTAACAAAAAAAAAGAATTATGATAATTGGAACTGATGTGTCGTTAAAAGTATGTAAGGAAGAGGGCTATTTAATGGCCGAATATGACGGAAGAAGAAAGTTTGATCCAAACAGGTATTATAGAGTGTTTGGATATTTGCCAAATTACATTGCCAAAGAGATAGGAGCACGTGAAAATACTATTCATATAGACATAGAAATAACTTTCAACGAGTTAGTAGAAATATATGAAAGGCACGAGATAGGCATAAATAAATGTTGTGATACTAACCAGCATGTTAATTTTGAAAAACCCACATACTTTGATTTTTTAAACCTAGCTAGTGACATTAACGCTTATATTGGCCTACAATAAAACACACCATGAGAACACATAACGCACTAATACTAATACTTGGCTCTATACTATTCTTCCAATGCTCAACGGGCTTGTTTTACGCCCTGTCAGAGCGCATAAGGCTAAATGTAAGGTATAGTACCATACAAGAAGAGATACAGCAGGAGGACGCGCGAGAGTTTGCCGTATGGGATGTAATAAATTCAACCCATGCCGCAGCCGATAACATTTGCAAATAATTAACTCATCAACAAAAAAGATAAGTATGAAATTTTTTGAACTTTATAGTGATTTGATAGCTGAATTAGTTGATAACTACCAACTAACTAAAGAACAAGCTGAAACACTTGTTAATGAAAATGAGACCTACTTAATTGATTTGGTTGAGTTTGGGAATGAAACAAATATTAAACTGTTAGCGGATATTATCACTAATGAATAAAAGTAATTTTTTAGAGTAATAAACATTTGACGGTCTCAATAATTATCATTATATTTGTGGTAACAAAAAAAACAACATCATGAAACAGTTTAACATTGAACTAGCACACGATAACGGACATTACACGATTAATGTAAGAGCTGAAACGGCAAAGGAAGCTATATCAACGATACTAACTAAAGAGTTAGCCCCAAAATCTGCTATAAAAGTAGTGAAGGAAATTGTATTTAGACGAAATGCCTTTTTAATTTATGGGGATGGATCTTGCACTATTGAGGGCGTTGACTATACAAGAGAGAATATGTTAAATCTTATTGATAGATTTAAAGATTATGATCGTGTCGATAAGCCTTTTTATTTATTAACTTACTTAGATAACTTTTGATTTTACCGATAATTATTTGTATCTTAGCACAAACAAAACAGTAGCACCATGATAACAATGACCAAAAAAAAGTATGGTATCAATAAGCCTTTTTATTTATTAACTTACTTAGATAACTTTTGATTTTACCGATAATTATTTGTATCTTAGCACAAACAAAACAGTAGCACCATGATAACAATGACCAAAAAAAAGTATGGTATCAAACCAGGAACTTCTAAAACATGGCAGGAGCTGGAACGGCAAACAAAGGAGATAACAACAGAGCAATATCGTAATATAACAAGCGATGAAACACTAAAGTTTTTTAGGAGTTTAGGTGGCTCAGAATATGTGGAACGTGGTTATACTTCACGAGGTTACAATGTTGTAAGGCTTCTAAGTACTTCACCAGACAAACAACAACGTACAGAACGAATTTTTTCATTCGATTAATTTGGTTATTAAAAGCTATACATGATGCGATTATTTTCGTTAAAGACAGTTGAAAAACTTATTGATAATTATATTAATAAAGGGGGAACTATTATTAATATAGAAGAGGGTGTATTAGGATACGGCAAAAATATACTTGTAGGTAATGAATTAAAAACTGTTATTATAACAGAGGTTTATATCAATGAGTGGTCAAGCGGGCATACTTTAAGATTTTACAACAATACACCAAATAAGTATAAAAAGTATCTTAATACAGTTTGATAATATCACCTTTTTTACTTAACTTCGTAGTGCACTAAAAAAAAATACGCTTATGACAACTTTAGAGAAAGAAATTCAACAGTACATTATTGACAACGTGGACAATTATATTGATCTGCCTATTAATGAGCTTCATCACAACTTATTTAATACCAGTTATTGGGTAATTGGCACCTACCAAGCCGAGCAGGAAATATTAAAACACTCTAGCGTATTTGAGGCCATTGGTATTGTTCAGGAATATGAGAACGATAATTTTGGAACTGTTACCACAGATCTTTCAGATCCGGAGCGTGTCGTAAATATGCTAGTATATATACTAGGTGAACAGGCTTTGTATGACATTCAATCCGTTCAGGATAGTTTAGATGAAGAGCTTACCGAAGAGATAGCAGAAGCTATTATTGAAGAACTTAAATAAACGTGTGTGGTAGGTACGTAGGTACTAGAGTGATCGTATAGTTAAACCTAGCTAAGTACAAAAACTAAAATAAGCCTACGTACTAACACACCTAAAAAATATAGTTATGGAACAACTTTATTATTACTGGTTAGATAGGCTAGAATATACTTTTGATGACATATCTGAAAATGGTTTTAGTTTTGCAGATATACATATTATTGCATTTGATTATACTAATCTTTTTGCACGAATAGAAAAGGATAGTAAAGCTTTATTTATAACCACTTTAGAAGATAGTGAAAATAGTTTATTTCACTCTCATCTATTAGGACATATGTCAGATAATTATAATGACTGGTTTAAAAAACTACATTTGAAAGTTGAAACAGTAGAAACTAAAATAGATTATTTTGACGTAGTTAAATAATTAATATTTGACGGTCTCAATAATTATTTGTATCTTAGCACAAACAAAAAAAAGAACTATGACAGACAACGCAACATTTTTGATTAACAGCGGATTCGGAAAGTATATTCCGCAGATATTCGCAGAACAATACGCGGACACGTTAGGCGTAGAATTGACCGATAATGATCGCGCTATACTTAGCGATCCGGAACATGCCGAATATTGGGAAGTATGGATCGACCTTATCGACAACACCACCGTAATGTTTAACCACATGGAACACGCTATATGCCACATCGAAGACGTTTGGTTAATTCCGCTAAGTGAACTAGAAAGTATTGAAGAAGCCTAAAATAAGCCTACGTATTTACACACCTTAAAATATATTTTCATCATTAAAACCTAACATCATGGAGATTAAAATCGTAGGTTATTACAGTTTTAAGACACACAAAGTTTATAAAAACAAAGGCGCAAGGGCGACCGCTGAAAAACATTTCTGTAAACGTAGTTAACTGATGAGTCCAAAAGGACGAAACACAGGTACTAATTTACCTGTGTCTTAACTTAAAACGGTTATAATGAGAGAGATAATTGTACACGCTTATCAATATGATGAGCTAAGCACCGAAGCAAAGGCAACAGCCATTGAGAACTGCTCACAGATAAACGTAAGTTTTGACTGGTGGGATCAGGTTTATGATGATGCAAAGGACGTAGGTATTGAGATACAGAAATTTGATATTGGTCGTGGTAACTTTTGTAAAATAGTTATTAGTGGTTTTTCGACTGATGTGGCTAATAACATCGTAAAGCAACATGGTGTATCTTGTGAAACATACCAAATAGCGGAAACGTTTTTAAGGAAAGAAAAAGATCTATCTAATGAAATAGATAAATATCGAGACCGCGAAGATCAAGAAGGTATTAATAGTTTTGATGGTGCTTGCGAAGATTATCACTATCTACTGGAGAAATTTACCAAAGATCTGGAACGTGCTTATCTTAAGTTATTAGGTGAAGAATACGCTTATCTAACTAGTGAAGATGCTATAATTGAAAGTATACTTTCCAACGCTTGGGAGTTTACAGAAAAGGGGGAACTAATATAATGCAAATAACATCTATTAATGAAGTTTGTCAGTTATTAGACTGGATAGCGAACGGATCAGTATTTGAAGTTGATAACGGTACATTCAATGCTTTTAAAAATCATTTTCTAAATGAATTTGCAGGCGTTTATCATTTTTCAGGTAAAATATTTGTTCGTTTGTGAGATATTTAGTATCTTCACCACAGTAAAAAAAACAACAATGGAACTAAACTACAAAAACAGAAACAAACTAGTATATTTTCGTAATGACAACGGAGATGTTGAGCAATGCACCTACGCTGAATTTGTGCGAGAATTTGGAGGAGATGAAACGACAACACCGAATGGCGTAGCACCACGGAAATACATTCATGATACACACAACGATTTTAAGGTACGAGAATGGAACAGGTTCGGTTTTGGTAGTAAGTTGTTAAGTACCTATGA